TTGGTATATTTGCAACAAAGAAAATACCAAATACGTTATGACAAAAGTTATTCATGTGCATTTGCTTTACGAGAAGAAGAATTATTATTTCGGCAGTCTCTCAGCCATCTTTGACGTGCTTTCTGAGGCAGAGGTCGGGATTACCAAAAGCAGCCTTCTACACGCCGGAATGACCGATGGAAGCTGTAAAATAACCAAGCGGGCGATGATTATCCAATCGCACCTCATAAGAGCGTCTAAATAGCTGTTTTATTTGTGTTTAAGTCGTATTCAAACGACTGATCCTATAATGGCGGGGTTCAAACCGGTTTGAACGGTTGTGAACACCGCTTTTTTTATGTAGGGAGGACACTTGGGAGGACGTTTGGGGGGGACATTTTGGGCATTACAAAAACGAAAAGTATTAAAAGGGGGGACATTTGGGGGGACAAAACACTATGATTTTAGTGTTGATTTGTGTATATATAATATCCGAAAATACTATGCAAACGCTGTTTTCACGGGTTTTCACATACATAAAATACCATATATTGTATTATTGATATACCTTTATTATTTTTAAACATCTAATAATCAGAATAATCTGTGCATACTGCCTAAAACAGCAAACACTTTTCGAATCATACTGATTGGAATTTCCTGTTCCCCGTACTCAGGACTTTTGTTTGTCGGTATTAAACGTACGAATCCCTTTCTGTCAGACATGCGTACCCTTTTTATGGTTCGGTAACTGTCGGTCACTATCCCATATATCTCTCCGTATGGTAGGTATTCAATGGGGTCTGTCATTTCTTTCATCGCAATAAAATCACCATTGTTTAATTCCGGTTCCATTGAATGGCCGGTAATGTTGCACCAGATAACACCAGGCTTATTATACGGTGCAAAGTTGATATAGTAATCAGGATTGATTGTTTGGTCATTTAGAACTATATCAAACCCTCCAATAAAATCTACATTATAATATGGAGCCCCCTTATATTCATAATTAATTTCTGGCAAAGTCTCTTCTTGCTTTTTTTGAGTGTTAGATGTGTCCCCAGTTAGAAGCCAATTGAAATCTATATCTTCACATTTTGTGAATATAGCGTCTAAATCAAAAGTAATTCTATTGTACCAATTCGTAATAGTATTTGGGGCTACACCTAAAAAGCGTGCTAATTCAGCATTACCTTTTAAAGAGTAATGCTCTTTGATTCGGTCTAAAACAGCAGTCTTATCAAGATATTTTCCCATTATGTGAATATTTTTCTTGTTTTAATTTTGTTTATTCCCAAATTGTGTGTAATATTGCGGTGTGTTTAAAATATGAACACGCACCAAAGATATAAAAAGGCAACCATAAAAACGAATTTTAGAAGTAAAACTTAAAAAGAGCAAAGGATATGAAAGTAAATCGTAAGGCAGGCAGTTGTAGTAGCTGGCAGGAAATGGATATAGAGAGTCGTCAGGCAGTGTATTTGGCGGAACGCCTGGTTGAAAATAAGCGTGGCGTGAAAATAGGCAACGAACGCCATAATAACTGTACGTTGGAGATACACTATGGAAGCAATATTTACAATACGCAAATAGACATCATAGACAAAGACGGACTGGCGGTTGCGTTTTTCTCCAACGGCTATTTCTACGACACTATCGCAAGAAATCAAGTGGAACTATTCTAAGGCAATAAGATTGCAGGTTAACAGGCAGCCCGGAAAGACGGGCGGGCAATTAGTTCAGCAGGTAGAACAGGCGAAACTTACCCATAGAAGCCATGGTCCCCGGTTCGAGTCCGGGATTGCCCACATCAATAACATTAAACAGTATAACGATATGAAAGCGATTAAAGTTTCAGTGGATTACCACGAGTGGTCAAAGGTAGAAGGCTTTTTAGACCAATTCAGGAATGACGATGATACTTTCACCTATATGGTGGACAATGTGACGTTTGTTGCCGTGTTTGACGGCGAGTGTGCGATGGCTTATTTCAAGGCGGAGTTGGCCGGGGCGTTTGAGGACGAAGTGATTATTGTTGAACTTAGATAAAGAGAAAATCAATATGAATGAACTTGACAGGATAACGGTAACGGTTACCCGCATTATGTACGGGTTTGACGAATCCGAATTTGAAAAGGAAGGCGTGAACGAATACACCATCAAGGGCGAACGAACCATTGTGGAAATGGATGGCGAAATCTACTACGACCAGTATGCCGCCGCACATTTGAAAAAGAAACGCCCGCTTTTTAGTTCTCCGGTGGACTGCTTCTGGAATTACATCGTAATGTTATTTCCCGAAGAAAAGCCCAACTGCTGTGGCAATATTGGCTGCGATGTTTGTAATCGTCTCCACCTTATGAGGAAGCGACGGTTTGAGGTCCTCAATTTCAAGAAGCAACTTTTCAATGTTAGCCTGAAGAAGTTCCTCCTGGGCTTTAAATCCTCCTTTGGAAAGAAGTTCAGATGCTTCAAGATGTAAAAGGAATGAGACCTTATAGGCGTTGGCACTACATTCGCTAATCAGGTTGAGCCTTTGAAAGTGTTTCATAATGCCTATGACCTTTTCCTTTCCCTTAACGGGGTATTCAGAGTAAGTAAAGCCTGCAACACCAGCATAGGAACCATGCTCGCAGACAAAGGAAAGCATAAGGTCTTTTTCTTCAATGATTGGATTCATAATGGTACATTTTAATTGGATATGCTACAAATGTAGCAAAACTTCCGTGGTTCGTGAGAATAGCGGAAGATATTTAACAAGGTAATGAATTAAAAAACAGGTATAAAATGAAGAAACGAATTATAGTAGAATATGGTGAGGTGAAAAGAATTGCACACCTGATGAACTGCACTCAGGAAATGGTATCGCACAGCCTGGCGTACCGGAAAGACACCAAGCTGGCGAGGGCTATCCGAAAAATGGCTTTGATGCGTGGTGGCGTTGAAGTGGGTAATGAACCGGTAAATGATGTGAACCATGAAAACGATATGGTCAGTACTGCTCGGTAACGAGCTGGAGTGGTGGAAAAGTCTCACCACAAAGCAAAAAATCTATGCCGGGTATTTCCTTTTCAGTTTCACCCTGCTGCTCGGAACAGCTGAGGGTAATCCTTTATGGGTGATTCTGCTGATTGCATTAAATTTCGGTAATTCAGTCAGATTGGTTAAAAGAGTTCCGACGGATAAGCTGAAAGAGTATTAAAATTGAAAACTACTGAGTGATGGAATATTTTGAGAATGAACTATGTGTAACATACGAGGAACTTACCTCTGGCGATGACCCTGTGATAAGGTATCAGACTTTAAGGAAAAACATCACAAGAGGCAACATTCGAACTGCCCAACGTGGTGGAGGTGAAGGTTCCTACGCATTGATAATATATTCCTCGCTTCGTGAGAAATACAAGGTCCGTTTCGTGGCGAAATACGGCGATCCGGAGCAGATATTAAAAGAACAGCGTATGAGAGACAGGGTAAAGACAGACGACAAGGCACGTGCATTTTACGAGGACTACCGGTATGAAATGAACGGTGTGGAAACCAGCCTCAGCGACAAGCTGAAAGCGGAATACACACTCAACGCCTCAGTTCTGAATGCGCTCATATATGACCTGGAGGATAAAACCACCAGCCGGAAGATGTTGGGCAACAGCCTGGCCACCCTATGGGAAAGCGTTGTCGCAACCAGTGAGAACCTGCGCGAGATATACCAGCACACCCTACCGAATAATCTTGCCCGGCTTAGGGAAAAGATTCGTTTTTATAAGAAAGATGGGTATATATCCCTTATTTCCGGAAAGGTCGGTAACAAAAGCACCGTAAAGATCACTCCGGAGATGGGCCGCCAACTGATTGCCTTGCGCCGGAGTCGTGTCCCGGTCTACAACTACGCCCAGATATTCGATGAAATAAACCGTATCGCCTTAGAAAAGAACTGGAAACCGCTCAAAAGCAAACGGAGCATGGTTCAATGGTTTGAACGTCCGGAAATAGAGCCGCTTTGGTATGATGCCGTATTTGGCGAACTGGCAGCCCATCAGCGTTACGGAAGGAAGCATAAGACGAAACTACCCGACCGGCGCGACACACTCTGGTACGGCGACGGAACGAAGCTTAACTTGTATTACAGGGACGAGGATGGAAAGATACGCACCACTATGGTGTATGAAGTCATAGACGCTTACAGCGAGGTTCTTTTAGGCTACTACATCAGCGACCACGAGAATTTCGAAGCTCAATACAACGCCTACCGTATGGCAATACAGGTAAGCGGGCATAAGCCTTTTGAAATTGTGCACGATAACCAGGGCGGGCATAAACGGTTGGAAAAGGATAAAGACTCTAAAGAAGAAGGGTTCTTCGACAAAATATGCCATATCCACCGCCCGACTGCTCCTTACAGCGGCCAAAGCAAGACGATTGAAAGCATATTTGGCAGGTTCCAATCGCAGGAACTGCATAAGGACTGGCGGTTTACAGGTATGAATATCACGGCAACTAAAGCCGAAAGCCGTCCGAACCTGGAATTCATAGAAGAAAACAAAGACCAGCTTTTCACCCTGGACGAGTTGAAAGCACATTACGCTGAAGCACGCCGTGCATGGAATGCAGCACCGCACCCGGTGACAGGTATTCCCCGCATAGAAATGTATGAAAAGAGCGAGAACGAGGAAACTGACGTGGTGACGGTACACGATATGGTAGACATATTCTGGATATGGGCAAAACGCCCGGTAACCTTCACCGACCAGGGTATACAGATAACCATAGGCAGCCTGAAGAAGCCCTACGAGGTGTTCTCGGCACCCGGAGAACCTGACCACGAATGGCGACGGAAAAACACATACCGCAAATTCTATGTCAAATACGACCCGAACGACCTCCGAAGCATCCGCCTGTACTGGAAAGACAATGCCGGACAGCTCAGGTTTGAGCGGGTGGCTGAGCCTTACATGGTTGTTCACCGTGCTATTCAGGACCAGGCAGAGGGCGAGGCTGAATTTATCCGCAGGGAACAGGAAGCAAATATACGCGACCGCATCGAACGTCAGGTGATAGCGAAAGAAATAGAATACGCTTACGGCGTTGCCCCAGAGCAGAACGGTCTGAGCACTCCGAAACTGAAAGGCGTAACCAAAGAGGTGCAGCGTGAAATCGACCGCAGAACCAGGAAATACAGCCGTGATCCGGAAGAAATACAACTGGGCAGGACCACCAAGAAGGCAAGCCTCATGACTTGGGACCAGTTGAAGGAAAACAACGAGGTGGACTACCGGAAAGTGGCAGGCAAATTATAAAGTAGTAAATAAGAAATCAATAAAATGCAAACAATATGGAATTATTAAGTACAAAAGAAAAAGACGCTATCCGTGAAGCTCTCAGGGCATACGTCGCCAAATATCCAAGCCAGAATAAGGCTGCTGGCAGTTTGAAAAACACGAGTGTCGGCACGATCAGTAGCATAATGAATGGGAAATACGATAATATTTCGGACGACATGTTCCGCAACATCGCTTCACAGGTGGGCAGCGGAAAGGCTGAAACAGGTTGGCAGATTGTGGAAACATCCGCTTACCAGGAAATAAGCTACGCACTGGACGATGCCCAGCACTGGCGCAACGTAACATGGGTGGTTGGTGAAGCCGGATGCGGAAAGACTACGACGGCACGCATCTACACGGAAGAGCACAAGGAGGTTTTCTATATCCTTTGCTCCGAGGACATGAAGAAGGGCGATTTCGTGCGTGAGATAGCCCACAAGGTCGGAATCCGGACAGACGGACACAATATCCGCGAAATATGGGGATTGATCCTGGACGACATTATTCAAATGGAAGCCCCGCTGCTGATATTCGACGAAGCAGACAAGCTGACCGAACCCGTATTCCATTATTTCATCAGCCTATACAATAAACTGGAGGACAAAAGCGGGATTATCTTCATGAGTACCGACTATATCAAAAAGCGCATAGAACGTGGGCTGCGTTACAGGAAACCGGGATATAAGGAGTTTTTCAGCCGTATGGGGCGAAAGTATTTCGAACTGGAAGAAACTTCTGCCACCGACGTGTATTCCATTTGCGTGGCTAACGGGCTGAGCGACAAAAAGAAGATAGATGAAGTAATCCGCGATGCCGAGCCGTGCGACTTCGACCTCCGCCGGGTAAAGAAAGCCATCCACCGGGCAAAACGAATGAATGAACAATAAATACAACTGTTCAAACGGTATTTGAACACTATTCAAAAAAGGTATGAAACGAGCATTAAGCGTAAAAGATATATTGGATAAGAAATATAATACTTTCCCTTTTGAGGGAAAATGGAAAGCCGCCTTCGGGACTCCAGAACGTGTTGGTGTGTGGTTTATATGGGGTAACAGTGGAAATGGAAAGACCTCTTTTGTCATGCAGCTTTGCAAAGAGCTCTGCAAATACGACAGGGTCTTGTACGACAGTCTGGAAGAGGGAGCTTGTCTGACAGTTCAGAACAACCTCAAGATGCACGGCATGTCGGAAGTGAGCCGCCGTTTGGCATTCATACAGGAAGATATGGAAGCTTTGAAGAAAAGGCTTCGCCAGCATAAGAGTTACAATATCGTCGTGGTAGACAGTTTCCAGTACACACGGATGAGTTACCGCGACTATATCAGTCTGAAAGAGGCCTTCCCGAACAAGCTGTTTATCTTCATCAGCCATGCACAAGGCAAGAATCCAAGAGGGGATGCCGCTGTTGGGTTGATGTATGATGCCACGCTGAAAATATGGGTCGAGGGCGGAATCGCATTCAGTAAAGGAAGATTTAAAGGACAAACCGGGGAGTATGTCGCCTACCCGAAGCTGGCCGAAGAATATTGGAGCGACAGGGAAAAAATCGGTGTGTACAAATGATGAGCAAGAAAAAAGTTTACCAGTTAGGCATGGAACCCCAATATGCCGCCCATGTGCTCCTGCTATGGAACGAAGGCGAATACCCTTGCGACATCCGGGTACGGCGGGCAAAAACGGCCGGACTGATTGTGATTGAGATAGAAAATCTGGAACTGGCAAACAAGATAGTCAATGCCACCCATTGCAAGGTGGTAATAAAAGAAGTTGAACAACATAAATCATAATTCCTATGGACGAGACAATAGAAGCAATCTTGAATTACGCAATCAAAAAATCCGAGGGATTTTCACACAGTGATCAATCTTTTATTTTCACTGAATTGTCGGAACGGCTTTCAGCCTTATCGCATGACGCATTAATGGTCGAATACGGACTAAAGGAGGAGGATTTTGAATGAAAGCACGTAACTACGCACGATTTTATGTCCTTCTTAACCGTTTGCCTACGGTAGATAAAGATGAGCTGAAAGCATCGCTTGTAAGTCAGTACACCGGTGGGCGGACGGAATCGCTCCGGGAAATGACTGAAAAGGAGTACGACGCAATGTGTGATGAACTGCAGCGTCAGGACTCAAACCTGAAAGCCCGTGAGCTTTACCGGGAAGAACTAAGACGCAAACGATCCGCAGTTTTAAAACAATTGCAGAAAATTGGTATCGATACAACAGACTGGAACCGGGTAGATGCCTACTGCATGAACACACGAATTGCGGGTAAGGAATTTCGGAAACTGACCGTTGACGAACTGGAAACTGTAAATATCAAGCTCCGGATTATCCGAAGAAAAGAGGAAGAAAACAACAATAGTAATCAACTTTTAAATTGACAGAATCATGGAAGAAGTGAAACAGACAGTAGAAATGACAGCTGAGGAAAAACAGCAGTTTGAAGAATTTAAGGCTGCACAGGCGGCTAAAAACGCAAAGGAACAGGCTAAGCGTGATCGTGAGGCTTATCGTGACCTGGTGGATGAAACAATTGAACGCGCCATTCCGTCGCTGGAGTGCCTAAGTCAAGGTATCAAGGAAACAAAACAGTCAATACTGGACGATTTCCGCAATGTAATAGAAATGAAGGCCGACGTGCTTAAGTTGAAGAAGGACGGGCAACGATCCGATACCTTTACCAATTCGGCAGGTGATAAACGTATAACGGTCGGCGTGTATGTAACAGACGGCTACAGGGATACAGTGGAAGACGGTATTGCAATCGTTAAGGAATACATTGAAGGGCTGGCAAGCGATGCAAAGACACAATCTTTGGTTAAAATGGTACTCAGACTGTTGGCGCGTGACGCTAAAGGCACTCTGAAAGCAAGCCGAGTTGTACAGCTTCGCAAAATAGCGGAAGAATCCGGAAACGAACGATTTATGGAAGGTGTACAGATAATTGAGGAGAGCTACCAGCCGGCAATCAGCAAACAGTTTATCCGGGCTGAGGTTAAGAACGAGAATGGAGCATGGGTTTGTATTCCTTTAGGCATGACGGAAGCATGAGTAAGAAACAACCTATATTATTTGTCCAGCCGCCCATGTTCCCGAAGGAACAGCCTGTTGAGCGAATGGAACTGGACGGCTTCAAATGTACCTATTGTCACGGTAATGGGTGGTTTTGGGGATTAGATGAGTACGGGGAGCATATAAAGCAGGAATGCCCTGTCTGTAAAGGGAAAAAGCGACTGAAAGCAGTCGTAACAATTGAATGGAAAGAAGAACAATGAAAACTCAAAAAACTATGAACAGTATCTTAGACAGATTTAAAAGAAAACAAACAAAACAACCGGCTGTATCGCAGCCGGCCAGTGTGGAACCAAGTCCTAAACGCGAAAGGACAATCCCGCCGCATATCGTAGCATGCAAGGTGTGTGAGGGCAAAGGCATGAAAGACGGCGTTGCCTGTCCTCAGTGCAAGGGTTCCGGGCGCGTAATCGTATCATGCGAAGTAACAACTTATATTTCGGCTTATGTGCCGGAAAATGTTTAGTAGAACGAAAACTTTAAATTTAACAATAAACAGTAGTAAAATGAAAAGAGTAAAAGGAACAGCTGGCGTATCGTTATTTGAGTGCATCAACGCCGACCTGAATAAGTGGAACGTCCGTTGGGATGTCCAGGAGAATCCGGAAACAGATGAAGGCCAGACAAACGGTATTAACTATATGGAAGAAACATTCCTGTTTAAGCCGGATCTGAGCGACGTACAGCAGATAATATCATTTTGGTGTGGAAGTACGGAGGCAACCGCAAAGTTTGTTTTGGATGGCAAAACAATAGAAATGTCTGAGCAGGGACTGTTGTTCCTGCGTAGCCAGGCGCAGGCATCAGAAGGTGATAATGTTTCAATAGTTACGTCAGAGGGCGTTATTGAGGTGACATCGCAGGAGGCTCAGTTTATTGTAAATGATATGACGCGATACCTGTCAGCGTATAACAATAACACTTTAACGCTTTTGAATGAAATTGATGCGGCAGACAGTATTGACGTGCTAACCGTGATGGACTATTCTACCGGTTATCCAACCCCAACAAGTATGACATTACAACAGGTTAAGGACGCCGTTTCAAAACAAGGAACAACTCCGGAACAGCAAGCGGTATTATTTGCCCGTATGACAATAAATTCTGTAGATTTGTCTAACAATGACGCGCTGGCGGTTAAGGATCTGCACCCGTCCTGGGAGTCGTTTATAGGCAAAGAGCTGAAGGCGAAAAGCCGTGTTACTTATGGTGAGGGTTTGTTCCGTGTTCGCCAGGATATTAATCCGGTACTGGAAAACCAGCCGCCAAGTATTGAAACTGCAGCTTTGTATGAAGAAATAAATGAAGAAAACGCTGGTACGATTGATGACCCAATACCATATAATAACAATATGGAGTTATTTGCCGGAAAGTATTATTCGCAGAATGGAGTGGTTTATAAATGCACCCGAAATTCGGAACAGGCGGTTTATCAAGATTTGGTCGAATTGGTTGGGATTTATGTGGAGAAAGTATAATAAATTTAAGGCCAGGATTTCTGGCCTTAAATAATGGATATTAATTTAAAATTCATGCCAAGTTGTACGATCATCTAAATCATTTAATGTTGCTTTAATGTTCTTGTTTGTTAGATAAGACTTATAAGCATTAAATATAGCTGTAAGGAATGATAAGGCTCCACCAATAATTGTAATAATTGCGCATTTGTAAAATGCTCCAATAATAGTGATTGTAAACGAGGCTACTAAGAGTACCAATAATATCCAATTCTTTTTAATGAAATCAAAACTCATATTTATTGTATTAAATTTTATTTGCAAAAATAATACTTCTGTATGAATGGGAAAATAAAACAACAAATAGGTTTAATCCAAAGCGTACCCCAATGTATCAAAGATGCGGAAGGAACAGCAGAAATGATTAAAGAGCAATACCCAAGGTTGCGAAGCAGGGACTCTAAGCGAGGAGCAAAAAAGAGTCTTGAATTTTTTGAAGCAGTAGCTTACCACTTGAAACGATTACAACAGCTTGAATCAGGGGGAGCAACTGAATAATCTTATCAAAAGGCGGGATGTGTAAAACTATCCCGCCTTTTATTTTGCTCGTTGGTGTCAATTCGATAAATTTGTAATTGAAACTAAATATCTGGGGTAAATGAGTTTAAAAGGATGTTCTTACGCGCGTCGTGTTGCTGAGGTAAATGCAATTTACGACGAATACGCCAAAACCGGACTGTCTAACCGGGAGATTTGGCGCAGATACATTTATCCTATTTATGGTATCACAGAAAAGACCTTCTACAACTATATCAATGCCGCGGCCAACCCCAAGGTGGCGCAAAAAGTAAACGAATTACAGCTTAGCCTTTTCGACTGATAAACTCAGGCGGAACCGGATGTTTAACCAGTTTCTTCACCGCCGAATCGTCATACAAAAGTGTTTGATAAACCTCCGTATCGTCCAGTATTTCCTCGTGGTCGTGACAAGGTATAGATGCTGAACGCTTGAAAGAACCCCAATATTCACCGGTGAACCCGTGTAGGCAGCGGTTTATCTTGTCGAGCAAATCCAGGTGGAACTCTTCACCGTCGTACCCTTCCGGCTGTGCTATTGTCAGGATGTGCAGCCCGACAGTCAGGTCCGCGTCCTGTAATCCCCCTTGCTGGTGTCGCCATGCCAGGCGTCCGAACTCAATAAATACGGCGGGCATCGGGAAATGCGCTTCTTCCTCGATAAACTCCACTTGCCGGTTCCATAATCCAAAATGTTTTATCGCAAAATCGGGCGTTTCTCCGGCTTCTGTCATTTGCTTGATACGTTCTTCCGATACCAACTCGATGTCGCCACTGTCGGCCATTAAAAGGCGCGACAGGCGTTTCTTTAGTTCCTGGTATAAAATCTTTCTCATTTGTCTATGATTGGATGGTTCTTTAAATATTCCTCGAAGTTCTGTTCAGTTATTTCCCGGATGATCCGGTCGGTATTGCGCCCGGATCCGATAAAGCGGCGTTCCGGCATCTTGATGGCAGAGCCGACTTTCTTCAAGGCCATCGCCAGGTAAAACTGTTCCTTTTCGGACAGTTCCCGGTTGCGTTTGTTACCGCGGCGTTCGCCGTTCTTCTTGTACTGGTATTTACCCCGCGTCTCTTTTAGTTTGCCGAAGAAATGTCCCTTCATCTTCCGGGTAACTTTAATTTCCCCGCCTTCATTATGAATCTGCGCGTAGGGCAAGTTAGACGAATACACCAGTTCGCCCCGACGTTTCCGGCTTCGGATGCTTCGACGTAACCCTCCAGTGCGTTGCATGAGTGAACCCACACCGTCATCAAATTTCCTTTCGGGCCATTCCTTTTCATCGAAAAAGGCTTTCCGCTCGAAATTCCTGTCAAATTCCTCGTCAAACTCGGTTTTGATGTCCTCTATCGACTGGTCAATGACTTCTTTCTTAAAATCTCCGTCCATAGGATTGGGTTTTAAATTATTAGTTGTATATTTGCGGTGTAAACGTATGTGTTGTGTGGGCAGACCTGGTCCTGAACCTAAGATGCCGCCAGCATATACGTTTATTTTATTTTGTCGGTTATTGAATACAGAAAACAGTCGTGAACGATTTTGCCTTTTTTCGTTTTAAAATCAGTTTCCGCAATATTCAGATAAACCGTTTTCCCTTCTATCTCTGCCTTTAGATAATAAAACCGTTTGATTTTATCCCTCCTGTCATGACTGAGTGAGTCGGAGGTTTTTACATAGACCGCTTTTTCCAGTACCTTGTCCAGACCTGAAAGGTGTTCCCTCTTTAGAACGGAGGAACGGCCGAACGTATCGCTGTACAGATGTCCATTTCCTATTTTGCGGAATCCTACGCTTTTCTTTATTCCGCCAATCTCTAAAAGGACCTTCTTTTTTAATAGCGGCTGCATTTCCCGTAGGTAGTGCTTTCGCTCAATGGCCGATTGTGATTTGGCGATGTCCCCGGCACACTCATGAATAATCGGGCAGGCGGCGCAAAGTTCGTTGCTGGGTATCTTCACCAGTTTAAGCCCGTTCTTTTTGCAGGTGGCGCACTTTTTTATCGTGTACGAGTTGTAAGCCGGGTAAGCCGCCCGCCGTTTACCTGGATTAAACCGGAACATCTCGGCATATTTACCCTCGGTCGCTTTATCTCCGGCTTTCATGGCTTCTTTGCTGTCAGTAGCCGGATATTTGGCTGCCCGCACTTTTTGGACTGTACAACGGCAGTTAAAACCGTTCGGAGGATAATATTTATCCCAAAACGGGTCGGAGAACGGCAGGGTGATACCATTCAGTTCCTGATGTGCCGGGCGTACCTTCTTATCCCCAGCGGTACGGTACTGGAGCAAATAACGACCTTCCCCGCCGTCCTGTTGCTCTTCCCACTTGGCAGCCATTTCCGCACTTTGCACAGCGAAATTGTATTCAGTTTTCAAATAGTGCTTGTTGTAAGTGTCATTTATCTTTTGAACATCGTTTGAAAACTGTTCAAACGGCTTTAAATCGCCGTTTTCGTCCAGCAACAGGTTTGCAGCTTCTTTCATCTCGTGAAAAGTCTTGAACCCAGAGAATACGCCGGCACTTTCCCGTAGGCTGGAAACCATCTCTTCCGACGGTGATTCCTGTATAATACCACGTTCAATACCTTTTGAAAGGTAAGCCGCGGTTTCCTCAATTAGTCTGCGAACCGGCTTTTCTTTCAGCATTCTCGCCCCGAAGATGCGTTTGCCGTGTAGCCACCTCATTGCCTTTTCGAAGGCTGACTCAACACCTGACATATCCGGGTAATCGTCAGTGTCGGATAATTGCAGGTTTTCTTCCTGATATAACGTATCAATTCTTTTGTGTAGCCCGGCATAATCATCCGGGCTCAGTCGAAAAAAGGGTGCGCCAGTTGTGTAGAAGTGTCCTGAACAGTCTTTTTACCGATAATGGGAACGCCGTATTTGTCGATAAAATATTTCGGGTCAACCTCGTAGCGGTCAGCAATCATTTTTTCGTATTCCAACTGCTGTTCCGGTGTGTAGTCCACGCTGTCGTCCCATTCAAAGTGCAACCCTTTTACCGGAAAACCGTGCTTTACCATACGTGGCAGAAGCTGGTCGTTTACGATGTCTTTCACAAGATCGGCATCCTTTTCGACCACATTCTCGAACACCTCTAAATGGACTTCCGACTGTGAAAGGCTGCTACCGTTGTCAATGGTCATTGTCTGGTTCAGGATACCTTTTGACAGTTCCGAGTTGGCCCGATCGATGCGCTTGTCATAGACGTTGAAGGCATCGCCCCGTGTCGTCTCCTTGATGTCGATGTCAGTTCCGTCCGGGAACAGGCCCCATGCGGCCGCACCCATAGAGGCCAGCATGTTCTCTATCTGACTCCTGTCTTTCGGGTCTCGTGCCGTTGTTTTGGCGATACGGATTGGCATACCGAATATTTCCCCGAACTGGTCCCAATAGGCAAGCATATTCTTTTTCGGTATGGTTTGCGTTGCCGCTTTCAGGTATAAGCCCAAATCCTTCGGCTTACCGGCTTCCACCACCCAGTCGGCCATAGGTCCTTCCCGGTAAGGCATACCCAACCTCCATTCGTCGCTCTGTTCCCGGATGATTACGCCGTATTCCGGTATTACGTGCTTACGGTTCACCAGTTCTACGCCCGTGTAACGCATTTCCCCGTCGATGCTCACCACATCGCCGAGCTGGATAAGCGAATGTCCCCAATATCGGGAATCCAGTATATAACCGACCAAATCCTTAAACCAAACCGCTTCAAAAAGCCGGGTAACATCATCGTTCTGTTTCCCTTTGGCATCTACGAGTTTGAAGCCTTTCTTCTGAACGAATCCCTTACGCTGGTCCACACAACCGCAAAGATGCAGATCTACTTCCACATCCCGGTAAATATCATACAACCGTTCCCGGCGCGGGTTTTCGATGTCGATAGCCTGTTGCCACGCCTGACGCCATGAACGCATATCCTTTTGCGTCAAGGCCTCGGCCTGGAGCTTCAGTTCTACCGTCAGCGACTGGAGCCGACGACGGTCTTTTGCTGATGCCAGGTTGAATCCTCCAATCTTCATGCCTGGATTATATTTGTTTCTTTTTGCCATAATCTACCATATATAAGTATTTTGTCTTCCGGAACCCCATTTGACAGGGTTGTTCACGTCTTCCTCGCCATCTTCTCCGGTTACGGTGGGAAGGTCAGGAATTATCTTGCCCGCCTGTACGCCTTCCAACCATTTCAAGGCAAGTTCGTAACGTTCTTTCCTTATTTCGTGCCCCATCTTGTTTGGCAGCCACGCAGAAAGATGGTACAAGGATACATCGCAGGTACGGAGCACGATAATGTTATTCCGCTCGCTACCGGAGGCGGCGAAAATCTTCTTCACATCGTACCGGCTTCTTAGATAGCCGGACACTTCCTCAATGGCCATCCGTTCGGCGGTTTCCCGTTTTTCCTCCGAACATTGCTGTAATACGTTCAGTGCCGTATTGCTTGCCACGATATAATCTTCTTCGGTCAAAAACATAGGCTTACCCGGTTATAAGGATTGCTTTCTTCTCCAGATCCTGAATGGTTGTACCCTTACGGAATTTCCTTTGGGTAATCATCTTTTTCAGTTCCTGTTTGGAATATACTTTAGGAATACCTGCCACCATAAGGACAAGATACCGGCGTTTGCTAACTCTGGAAAGTTCTTCTGCCAAGCGAATGGCACGTTTTATCCTGTAACTCAAGATAAGGTCTTTAATAAACTGTTTCATCTTACCATATATTTTTAGGAGACCGGCGTGTGCCGATGCTCGGTTTAAACTTCTGTATTCTTGAATGCTTCTGCAATACATTGATTGCACCTTCATCTGCGTCGGGACCATCATCGTGTGTGCTGCTGCCTTTTTCGATTGAAAGTGTCTGTTCAATACCCGCCAGCATGTCCGGATCATTCTGTAAATCCTCATTGTAAAAGACAAAACCGCGTTCCCAAAGCGGCGATACCGCTTCGATACGCTGGAACTTGTCCGGCTTTTTGCGCTTGTCGGCCTGTATGGGTAACTGGTACCCGCGAAGGTTTCCTTCTTCCTCGAAATCGTCAAGCAAGGTGTCTTGCAGGAAATTCGCCTCTATCATGTATTTGCAGATAACCCCTTCCGGCAGGCTTTCGTGTAAGTCATAGAACCAGCGTACCATTTCCGCAACGGAACATTGCCGGACAAAAGCGCGGATATGGTGCAGTTCTGTTCCGGCTTTGCCCCAAACCTTGATGGCCTTGTAGTCGTTCTTTGTAGAGCCTTTGAATGAGGGGTCGCAATAGGCGACAATTTCATCGTACTTGTCGAGCGGCAATATCTTTTTCCATCGAATCCAGTCTTTACGAAATACGGAACCTTCCTTAATCGGGTTGTTCATGTATTCCTTCTCAAAGGCCCGGTAGCCCATGAACTCCCGTTTTTCCCGGATGCGTTCCGGTGTCCAGTATTCCGGCCAGGCGGATTTGCCGTTCTTGTCCAGGACGTTTACCTGACTTACTTCAACGCCTTTCGACGCGGCTATGTTGGCCAGCACGCTACATTTGCTGATCAGGTTGCCGACCATGATAAAACGCCCGCCTTCGGCACCGAACGCCCCGAAAAGGGCCTCTTTCACCCATTCGGTCAGTTTACGGACACGGCTGTCATTTTCACACAATTCGTCGTCGTCGAGGTCGTCGATAACGATATAGTCCGGTCGCCGGTTCCGGTAGCGGAGGCCACGCGGGGACTGGCCACGGCCACGTGCGAAGAATGCCACGCCGTCGGAGGTTACAAACTCGCCATCCTGCCAGTTCCCGGCATTGTATTTGGTTCCGAAGTCGTGGGTATATCGTTTGTTGTATTGCAGTTCTGCCTGAATGTCGCCAAGCAAGGTGCAGGCGGCATCCTCCGACTTGCCCACCAATACCATGACATTAATTTCACGCCGTTTCTGCGCCATGAGCCACATGGGAATCATGACGTCCATGTGTGTAGATTTGGCTTGGCCACGTGCCCATTTGAAAACAGCCTTCAATGTCCGGCGTTTCAGTATCTTTTTCGCCGCCTCAATATGGTGCTTTGCGGAAGGGATAACTTTGCCAGTTTCGCTGTCGGTACAATAATGCGGAAAGTAATATTCTA